ATTGCTCTCTTATCGATATGTGCAATCCAGTGTTTCTCATGAGTTGGATGTTTCAATAGAACAAAATTTAGCATCTTATCGTCTATCTCTACACCAATATATGGTTTTCCAGTGATTGTATCGTTTATTAGTCGTTTCATGATCTTTTCCATATCATCATTGGTTTATATTGATCCAATACTTGATTATCAAGTTTAGCGTTATCGGTCATTTTTTATAAACATCGTAAATTATAATACGTATTAATCCACACGTTACCATCACAGCCGGTATCGCAACGCGTGGTTCTGTGAATAACCCTATAACAACTAGGGTTATTAACGGTATGGCAATTAGTAGAGTTGCTATCTGTACCGTTAGTGGTAGTTTAAAGAATGCCTTCATATGTTATCCTTCATTTCCATATACGGAGCAATATCATTATCGAATATTTGAGCCATAGTATTCCAGAGAGACTCTCGTTCTTCTTGATACATGCCTGAAGATAGGTGATGAGAAAGAGTGATGTTTCCTGCGAATTCTCTAATTCCTTTGTCGATCCCATAGTCGTGTCTATACGTATAGCACATGGATGTGATGATTTGTTCTCTAGTTCTCATAGATTGCCTCATTCGGGAATTTTTATAACAGATGCCCAGTGTAAAATCATCCAGTCGTCTAAACAATTTTCTTTAGTGATTAAATCAAACTTACCGACCGATTCCATTTTCCCTTTCCAATATTCCCAATATTCCGCTAGTATTTCTTCTTCAGTGAGAATCTCAGTTATTGGATTATTATGTTCATCGGGATAGTGTATTTGATATAGTTTCATTTTGACTCACGATAAAAATGCAATGGCGAAAATGATTGATGTCAAACAGGTAGAAATGATTAATGTTTTTACTGCCACTTTACAGAATGGTTGACGCTTTTCATCTTGAAATGTAGACCAAAATTCTCGAGCAGCGTCGAGAATGCCTGTGATAAGAAAAACAAACAGCGGAAACAATAAGACCAGTTTAAACATTATACATCTCAGATTGTACTCTTGATTAAAGAATCATCACTTCCCATGTTGTGCGGTGACACGTTTGTCTACACACAAAACTCCGGAAGGTGCTTTCACTAAAACACCACCCTTCTGTTCGCACGTTTTGTTCTTATCGTCTATTGATAGCAGAGAAGCTACCAGGACAATAGCGAAAAGCACGATAGTGAATATCATGATTCCTATTAGGAAGAATTTATCTGATTTGCGCATCGGTCGTCTCGTGCAGTCGTTAAAGGATTTTTCTGCAGAAAGCGAGATCTGTTTTAACTCTCGCTTTCATCTTTTTAAGACGATCCCAAAGAATATCGCTACCTTGCATATATGCCTCGATAACGTCTTCGTTTAGAGTTTGCAGCCTTTCTTCCAAATTAACAATTTTCTGCTTGAGTGTTTCTTCTACTATCATGCGCACTCCAAATAAAAGGATAAATGATCGAGATGTTTACTGTCTATCGTAAAAGCCAATCACCATTCAAATTGTCCAAATATTCTTGATACTCACTTTTCATCATTTCTTCGAATTGTTTTTTGGAATCGATATCGTGTAACCTAGACAAAGACTTTGCCTGTTCATCAGACCACCGTGGCGCAAGATTACCTTTCCATTCTTCAAACGTCATAGGTTTCTTGGGTAGCTGTTGATAATTTTTTATATCCATAAATCACTTACCTCGTCCAGCTGCGCGTTTTTCTGGTTTATTGTTGGCGATGCTTTTGAATGCTTGTTTGATCATACCAGTGGCTTCAGATGGAGTATGACCTCTGTGCACTAGCTGTTTCTTTGCTTTTTTCTTGGATCTTTTCAGTAACTTCTTCGCTTCCCATTCAAGTTTGAATGCAGATGGCTGTTTGACTTCATCTTGCTGTTCGACTTCAACGGGCTGCTCGATTTCACCGGGCTGTTTGACTTCATTTAGCTGTTCCATATTTTCTCCATTAGCGTAGATATTGTAACTATTTTACTACAGTAATAATTGCAAAGCAAATAAAAAAAGCCATCCGAAGATGGCTCGAACAGTACTGCGGTCCGACCCCTCTTACCTAGACTTAGCTAGACCCTTTCAGGTGGGTGGTTCCTTGCATCGGCTTAGGGAACCTCGGTGCTGCTGGGAAATCACGCTCCAAACACCTAAACCACTACATAAGTTTATTTAGTGATCAACAATTCGGTACTTCTCTGCCATTGTCAAAAATTCATGAATAAAATTTTCCCTGGATTCCTGCAAAATTGAATACTGGTGAGAAGAATTATTTGATGTGACCGCAGTGGCAATAAGTTCTTCCACCATTTGAATCATTCTTTCAAAATCTTCCACTTGTGCGCTACACCAAACTTCTTTAACCTTTGGGCGTTCGCGTTCTATTTTACGTATTTCAATAATTTCTCTTATACCGTACATTATATACCTCGCAAAAAATAAAAAAAATAAAATAATACAGGGCTGTTTTTCAGCCCTGTATTAATACACATAAAACACATCATGTCAAATGATATGCCAATTTCCTCCACGGAATATTACAGTGACAGATTCATTTGATACAGAAATAGTGTAGTCTTGATAACCATCTATCAATTCTGCACCTGCTCCAACAATGGTGATCTTACGATTACCAAGTGGTGGTTTCATTTCTGCTTTAATAATATAGATTTTTCCATCTTCTGCATCTGCTGGGAGATGTATTGTTGTTGGTTCTTTACTATCGACTCCAATGTAGCAATCACTCGTTGTCGCATAATATGCGGATCCCGTAAGAACTGTATTAACAACTCCGTCCGTTGGTCCAGGTTCACCTCTTGGTCCAGGTTCCCCTTGTGGTCCAGGTTCACCTCTTGGTCCAGGTTCCCCTTGCACTCCAGGTTCACCATGCAATCCAGGTTCCCCTTGTGGTCCAACTTCTCCCGTAGCGCCTTTCTCTCCCGTCTGCCCCTTCTCACCTTGATCTCCTTTCGGTCCAGCTGGACCAGCTGGTCCAGGAATTCCAGCACCACCAGCAATTAATACTGCAGTATCATTATCGCTGATAGACTGTAGTGGTGGTATCCAACATGGGGCATAATATGGCATAATCATATGAGCCCCCATTATTATCTAATGTTTGTGTTGGTGTTAGCTGGGTTAGCCGTTAGTGTACCAGAACCAACATTAATGGCTTCGTTAGTTGAACGAATCTGTTGTCCAAGACCCCAGATAAGATTTGCCAACTGACCATATTGTGCTTGGCTCTGTTGTTGCTGTTGCATTTGATTGATGTTATTTGTCGTGGTGACTTCAACGCCTCGAGCAGCAAGGGCTGAATGCTCACGATTACGTAACTCAATAATTGCAGCATTTGCGTCAGCTAGCTGACGCTGCAAGTTCATTTCATATTGTTGAGTGATTAAAGAACGAGTCTTGTCACCATCGTTCTGAACGTCTTTGGACAACTCATAACGATTTTCCATTACTTGTTGTTGAAGACCATTCAACTGTTGAGCAAGAACCATTGTACCTGCATTCACTGCCTCTTTTACTCCATCAACACGTGCAGCAAGAGACGCTGTGGTGTTGTTGAATTGAGAAGTGATACCGATAGTTTGGTTTGCTTGGCTTGCTTCCATAGCAGCAGTTGCAACCGCAGTGGCTTTGTCAACAGCACCGATTGCTGCCATCAAATCCATGTTGGCTTGATTCTGCTCTGGTGGGTTACGAAGAACTGCGCCATTAATACCATCTGCACCACCACCAAACAGATTTCCGTTGTTGCGTAGCAGTGAGCCTAGGATAAGACCGCCGATTAGACCGCCTCCTCCAAAACCACCACCTAGGAAATCACCACCACCTGTACTTAAACTTGAATCCATATTGATTCTCCTTTATTGTTTTTATTGTCGAGAGTTTAAAGTGATGAACGCCATCACCAAGCGACTTGGTATTAACCAAATTCTTTTTATTTTAAGAAGAAGTTACTTCAGCCAATGCTGGAGTCATTGGTTGCCCAGCAGTTAAAGCTGGTAGATGTTCATGGGTTAATGCATCACCTTCTTCTTCCTCTGTGATCTTGATAGTCTTTTCGATTAACATATCGATGTGTTTGTCCGTGACGGACTCATGACCGACGTGTTCTAAAAGAGTTTCATACAGTGGGATATCTAGTGAAACAACACCATGTTCATGGGTTACTTCTGTGATTGTTTTGACGCGCTTGCGCATATTGAATTCCTCTTTGTTTTTATTATTATTGGGAATGGATCTTCTGTGAGACCCTAATAGTATTTAGTCAAAAAAATCTTCAGAACCATAAAATTCTCGTGTTTTTTTGAAAAAAATATTTTACCACATTGAAGCATACTCTGTCGCCGTTTTTGCCACGCTGGTAACGACCAAGACCTCAAAGAATATGCTTGAAAATGGTGGCTAGTGTTTACTAGCCCAGCGAATCCCTGCCCTCGGGAGATTTACGCGGAAGCCTCCGCAACTCCGTACATGCTACGCTGTCCTACACCCTTGCATGGGTTTTATACCCTTATTATTTCTCTGACATTAAATATCGGTTACTCACGCATTTGAACGTTATAGCATCACTGCACTCTTTAAACACAACGCCTTCTCTCTCGCAACCTTTAAGACCTATAACACTCTTACCTTCAGCGAACTTTAACAGCCCGTCAACGCCTTGAATGCCGAGAGTGTCGTATAGTTTTGCTTCCGCAGCAAGAACAGGAACATGCTTCAAGCCCATTGCATCAATCAAATGACGACGAATAGCAGGCATCATGTAGAAACCGCCAGAGATGTTGTAAACATCAAAAACTCGGAACTCTGTTTCCTTCAGATTGTAAATGTTACCCTGTATCCCTGGACCAATCAGTTCACCCTGAATAGCGAAGTCACCCTTGGTAGCGAAGTCACGTGACGTGAAACATGCGCGCATTTTTTCTTCAATACCTTCCTTGCGCGCAGCTGCCCAGAAAGCATTACCATCAGTTTCCTTTAGGTCAATATTGCGGCTGCACACTCCAAACTCACCATCAATCAGATAGCAAGTCATGCTGCTACCTTCCAACTTCTCTGTGACTTCAAAAGCCAATCCCAGCGCGACTGCGTCATTAATCTCTTGTACAAGATTTTGGCAACGCTCTTGGTCAGTTTTAGGAATTACAGTAGGGAAATTACCTTTGGCTTGCCCAGCTAGCTGGGCAGACACTGGAGCTTCCCACTTTTGGATATTCAACCACTCTGAAACATCATCACCTTCTTGGAATATATGAGCCATAGAGTCTGGTCTGTGTACCATCAGTCCAGTGGGACATATAGTCCCCGCCATCAGCAGACCTTGACTTAGTTGACCGCGCAGCTTAACAGTGCGCAGACGCTCACCTTTAACACCGTAGTATTCTCGTGGCTCTTTACCTCTGCTCAGGAATGGAACCAACTCAGTAGGAATCCAGCTATCGATCTCGAAATATACAGCGAGATCACCGACTGCAAATTCATTCTTCTTGACAACAACTTTCCATCCACCGACAATCGCGACTTCAATCGCGTCTGCGCCCTCGATGGCTACAATTGCATCAATTTTTCGAACACTAGCAAGTTTACGCATCACAAATCTCCTGAATTAATACAGGTATTATACCATAACTAGGTATAATAGTCAAATATTATTTAATTTCCCAACAACAAACCCGTCTAGAACTACTTCTGGCGCACACACGATGTTAATGACTCCATTGTTGTACCATTTCATCCCTTTATGATTTGGTGGGTTATTATTCACAACCCTACCTCTATACATACCTTCTGGTATTTGAGAACCTTTTTTGAGCTTAATGTTAGTATTCCCATCAGTTACCCAAAATGAACCCTTTATCTTAGAGCGATCGCCGCCAAGTTTTTCAGACAGTTGTTTTTTCTGTTCATCGCTCCACTTATTGCCGAAGTTAGGATTATTTTCTTTATCATAATTTCTGATTTTGGAGTGAGATTTCATCGCTTCTGAACGTCTCTGTTTCAATTCTCGCGCTAGATTTTCGCCATACATGTCTTCATACGTCTTACCCTTAGTGTATAATGAACCAACTAAAAACCCAAATTCCGTAGCATTACATCTGTTGAAAAATAAGGGATTGTTCGCAACATTGAACTTTTCATGTAATCGCATTTCCATCTTTAATGCCTGCTCACGAGAATTGAAGATAAATAAAATCTTTTTATTGAATTTATCTATCCCATAGGCATCAATCGCCGCGTTAACATATTTACTGCTAGACATGTAAGTGTCTTTTGATGGGTGACATTTACAAGAGCGATACCCATAATAGTATTTCTCTGTAGATCGTTCGTCGGTGCAGGTTATTCTATAAACATAAAAGTACATAATTCCTCCTTTTATTATTTATAATAACAAAGCACTCAGACATCAACCCTTATCTCAAACAACCTTCTTTTGGTTATCTAAAACAAACTTTAGTCTGTCCGCTGCGTAACTTGCTGCCCAAGCGTTGGGTTTAACGATTGGTATAACATTACACGTGCCACGAATATATCCAGTGGCTTCTTGAATCACGCATGAAGAACCCTTAGATTGATCTGGTGATATATCCAGATGAATCTGCACATCTCTGTTTTCCAACACATCATGCAATTTCAAATATAATTCTGCGATCTTCATTGTTTCATTCATAAGGCGCATACGTGGACGATTTTTCTTTTGATCCCAGTCACGCTCTCTTTGGACTTCACCAAAGATTTTGCATCCATGCTTACCATCAATGTGTACTACAACAGCTAGAGTGTAATCCGCATACCAGTCATCACCGATAAGAAATCGTTCAGAGTCTGCACCGATGTAGATTTTGGTTTCGGGACTTTGCGCTTCAATGAACGTTTTTACTTCATCAATATTGATTTGTTTCATGATTACACCCTAGTACCTCATTGAAAATTATGGAGCGGGTGGCGGGAATCGAACCCGCAACTTGTCCTTGGCAAGGATATGTGTTACCATTAGCACCACACCCGCATATTCGGCACCGACCATTTTAGTTTCCGGGGTTCGGTAGTCACACACCCTTAGTTCCGTTGTTCAGACGGGACATGCTCTTGCCTTCTTTTGCATGTTCTTGGCATCCCTCGAGGGACTCGACCCCCACTTACAGTTTTGGAGAATGCAGTGCTGCCATTACACCAGAGAGATATTATTCTTTATTACCACTTATAATAACCATCCCACACATTTGTTTTAACATCGCGTGGGTGTAGTTTTTCATGTTGTTTTAACAATTCGTAAATTGCGTTAAAAACATTCTGGTCCAATTTTTCTCTACCATTTCCAGTGTTGACCATCAATATATTGACATATTCACTAAAATATTGCGTACCCCAAAACAATTCCATCTTTTCTGCAATATGTGGAGCTGTCTGTTGAATTAGTTGGAACTGTGCTGTATTTTTCATGATTATACCATAAAGTTGGAGCGGGTAGTCGGTAACGATCCGACTACTCAAGTTTGGAAGACTCGAATGTATCCATAAACACCTTACCCGCGTATTCTACATCTCGTGACAATGGTGTTGCCAACATACACTAACGAAATACTGGTGCCCATACACAGAATCGAACTGCAAATTTCGGATTACTAAACCGATGTTATACCATTTAACTATATGGGCAAACTAAACTTGGTGGAGGATGAGAGAATCGAACTCTCATAAACAGCTTGCAAAGCTGCCGTAATCCCATTATACTAATCCCCCATAATATGGCTCCGAGAGTAGGGATCGAACCTACGACCAAAAGATTAACAGTCTTCTGCACTACCGCTGTGCTATCTCGGAATAAATCTGGTGCGGATGGTGAGACTCGAACTCACACGATTTTACTCGCTGGAACCTAAATCCAGTGCGGCTACCAATTACGCCACATCCGCGCTAAACTGTCTACTACTTATAAAACATTTATCATTCAATGGTCGGAGTAGTAGGGATCGAACCTACGACCTCATGGTCCCAAACCATGCGCACTACCAGGCTGTGCTATACTCCGAGAAAACTTGGTGCCCCTTGATGGAATCGAACCAACGATTGATGATTACAAGTCAACTGTTATACCATTTAACTAAAAGGGCAATCATTATTGAAAATACTGTTATAATATTCTCAACAATGCTCTCTGTCCCTAAACAGAGAATATTGTGTCTTTTTAATATTGGACGACGATCCTCAGGTCTAGAAGTCCGTATGCGAAGTCCACCATCACTCGCATATTTTTAATGATAGGGCTTTCACCTACCTCGCGGAAGTGTGGATAACTGAATAGGGATGATCAGTCATAGCCATCGCGGGACTAATTTTGGTTGCGGAGGGCGGAGTCGAACCACCAACTGAAGCATATGAAACTTCTGAGATACCGTTTCTCTACCCCGCTATCAATCTGCATTTCTGGTGATAAAATTCATTCTCATCTTTTTAGCACCAAAAAATTCTTGTACTGTTCGTTTCACTACATCAGCTTCAAACTCTTTACAACTAAACACATCAATATATATGTGCCCATGATGATCAATAAAATGTCCTGTTATACATGATGTAGTAATCAATTGCATCAAACTATACCCTTCTTTACCTTCATCGCCTGGGCATAAAAATTCAATGATAGGTTCACCATGCGCAACCATATCGATTCTTTGAATCAGCACTTTAACGAAATTATAAATGTTTTGCTTGTCTTTCATTGAGTCAACATCACACTCAGAACAATCAAGCATTAAGTGGTATCCCCAGTACATAATTTCCTTTCAATAAACTTGGTGCCCCTTGATGGAATCGAACCAACGATTGATGATTACAAGTCAACTGTTATACCATTTAACTAAAAGGGCAATACTAAACAAGATTCGCTATGTTTTCAATAACAGTGAAAATTTTTAAATTGCTGAAAGAACCCTAAAAACTTGGCGACCTGGCGGGGAATCGAACCCCGATAATCGGATAGACAATCCGAAGTAATAACCTTTATACGACCAAGCCATAAATTGGTGGAGATGATAGGATTCGAACCTATTAGTCCTAAGAAACTGATTTACAGTCAGCCGCCACCCTCCAACTTAGCCGCATCTCCGAAAAAGGGGCAGTTGTTTTTAGAGTATCTGCCAAACTCATTAGTGGGAAGAACACAACTGCGCGTATTCTTCAATGCCACTTGTTTATGCCACACGCGTCAGATTCGACTGCCGACTTAGAGTGGTCTTATGAGATAAACAAAAACTTCAAACAACCTAACAAACATAATTATACACGAAGCATACAATTAAGTCAACAACTTTCTGGAGCACAGAGCGAGAATCGAACTCGCGAACAACAGTTTTGCAGACTGCGACATTACCATTCTGTCATCTGTGCATATCTTGGTGCGCCGAGTAGGAATTGAACCTACACTCCCAGAATTATGAGTTCTTCGCTTTACCATTAAGCTATCGGCGCAATTCATATCATAACTGGCACGGCTGGAGAGATTCGAACTCCCGACCTATTGGGTAGAAGCCAACTGCTCTGTCCACTGAGCTACAGCCGTATATTCAATACCGCATCAAGGTTGTTCTGGTTTCCATCCATACTGTTCAGCAAATTTCTCAGCGGATCGCCGATAGCTATATTCTCGCACAATTGTTGTCACATAGCATTCACTTTGACGTATAGTGTCGAACTTTAGTTCGCGCACAATAACTACGAACTTAGGGTATGCGGTAGTCGCCAGTCGAATGTGTGCTGTGAACTTTTCCATCGCGAACTCCTTTGCGTGTATCTAGTTATAACGTGTTTTGATTAACTATCATAAGACATATTATACTTCAATTATGTATATAAGTCAAGCATTATTTTTGCTGGATTTAATATAACTTCAACAGGAATCAATGCCGCAACATATCTAAAATTTGGTTTTCAGAATATTTCGTTATATTATACTTAGAAGCAATCATCTTCGCCATCCAAGGAAACGCATCATAATTATAGTAAGATGCTTGAACCTTATATGCTTCTATCTCGCAGTTTAACCTATATGTCTCAGAACACATATACCAAATTCCGTGCGTTCCGAGAGTTCTATACCACTGCTTGACGTGCGTCAATTCATGCTGAAACAATCCTTCGTCCACACCTTCATATTTCGGACGAATGCGAACATAAGGTCCATTCACGATTCCACCGAATCCATTTTTAATATTATCTGTATAGTGCACTAGCGCAGGAAGAATTTTGTATACAAAAGTCAATTTCATATTCGCTATCACTTTCTTTAACTGGTGCGAGTGGAGGGACTCGAACCCTCAAGCCTTGCGGCGGCAGATTTTAAGTCTGCTGTGTATACCGTTCCACCACACTCGCGTCTAAACTATTATACCACATTTATTCTTGCATGTCAACAAATATTTTCACAACAGACGTTCAAGGATGAATTATATTAATTACCATCCCATGTTTTATACCATTTCCAAAAGGCTCTTTGCATGGTGTCATCAGTTTCCCATGGAATACTGGGATCGAGTATACCCCTTCCCCAGACTTCCCATGGAATACTCCAACCCATCATACCACCCTTCCAGCTACCGGCTCTTTCTCCCAGTTCAACATCAGAATCACAATTTACGACACGTTGCTTTAGGTTTGGCCAAGGTAACCATTTAAACCATCTCCATCTCCACTCTCGTTCTTCTCCAGTCAAACGAATTTTGGCAATCTGTTTTCTACCATCTTTAGTGTGCCGCGTCAGAGTGATAAATTTTGCAACAAGAACTTGAACTTCATCTTGACGATTACTGTGTTTTTCAAACACATCATACCAGGTTATCTCGCGTTTCTTTTGTGCTGGTGTGCGCATCGGATATTTATTTCTATGATAAACCTCACCGTTTGGATATAACAGATCATGCCTTACGATCTCCCATTTCCATGGCATATTAATATTAAATGATCGGTCAGCACCATACGATAGCCAAATAATAGAATCATGAAATGATACACCGTAACGCGGCGCTTGTGTTTCAAAATCTTTCCATGGTTTGGTTCTCCATAGATTAATGGAAATATAGAATCGCCAAAAAGCGAATACTAATCTAACACAGTATTCATCCCATCCATCAGATGGCCATTGCAACTGTATCATGTACAATCTATATTCTGAGAATATAATCTCACCCCAGGCTTTGCGTATATTCATGGCGCTCCAATAAAATAATTATTCACACACTCGTTATATTAAATTATGCGAGCGTTTGCAACTGGCGGTGAGTGTGGGATTCGAACCCACGAGCCATTGTTTAGATGACTAACACCTTAGCAGGGTGCCGATTTCAGCCACTCATCCAACTCACCAATTTCTTTTCTTCTAAAAATGAATCCGCTGCATTACCATCCTGCCCACTCTCCTAAATCACATCGCTGGACCATTACCGTTACGGAATCCAACTTCTCCACCTTCGTCTTTGATTCGTTTAAGAACGTCTTCAAAAATAATTGGTCGATAATCAGTTTGTTCAACGCAGACGCAATGATATCTAGTATCAATAACATGACCACCATAACCGTCGTCTTTCATGACTCTTTGATAGTGTAAGTGTCCATGAATATTGACACCAAAACGACCAAGAGAATCTGGATGCAACGGTATGTGAGAAAGAATCATACCATTCATCACATGATATGCGCGAAGTTCTCTAAAGTATTCACGATATTCATCGTCTTTAAAGATGTCATGGTTACCGCGAATTAAAACTTTATCACCGTTCAAACGTTTCATGACACCCAATGCTTTACGGTTAATCACTACATCACCCAAGTGATAAACTTTGTCATTCGGCTTCACGGTTTCGTTCCAAACTTTTACCATGTATTCATCCATCTCATCTGGATCTGTCCATGGTCTTAATTTTGTTACACCATCATCACGAGTAAATCTGCATACGCCAGCGTGACCGAAAGTGTGTGTCAGATACCAGAAATACTGATGGCATGTGACTTCCTCCTATAATCGTTAGCGGAGAATCGTTCACCGTTTCTCCATTTGTTAATCAAAGAAAGAACCAATTCTTGTTCTTCCCAAACCATATCATATGATTCTATTTTACTACACAACTCATTAAAAGTCATCCCAGACTTTTCTCTCTTGGAAGAGTTTTCACTATGCGTAATAATATTACAGTTGCAAGGATGTCTAAGAATTTCTGGAAATACCCCAACATCAAATCCAAACTTTCTAGATAAAATGTGATCTCTAACGAGTCCATTTCTATTGGTTTTGACGTTGAATATACCAACAGTTTCTAACAACGATTTATCCGCATAATTCCACATAGATTGTATCCACTCACTATGCTCAACATATATTTCATAATCATCTTTATCATCATCAGAAACCCAGTAACCAAGGTCAACAAAATTTTCTCTCTGTCGTTGTTTATATTCATCGGTGAACTTCTCTCTAGACTTAATACCAATTATCTTTTTGGTATCCTCAGAATGTGGTCTTGAATATGATTCTGAATTTCTATGACCGTGCATTGACTCTATTCGGTCTTTAGAGAATTTCACTCCCTTATTAGCAGACCCAGCCTTTTGTCGATAAACATCATCAACTTTAGATTTGACAAGATCACTCTGTTTAGTTTTTTGTTCGTCTGACCACGTTTTACCATAGTTTGGATTATTCTCTCCGCTATGGTATACACCAGAGCACTTTCTGCTGCATGTCTTTGCTGTAGTGGTATACTCAGTTGAACACACTGGACATATCTTTATTGGTTTTTGTTTCATAGTCGTTCCTTTTCAGTACACAACTATTTATAATTTTCAGAAGTTAAGACCAAAGTGTGTATCACTCACTAAGAATACACGCGGCATATGCTTATCCTTTCTTTCCAATACGTTCTGCAATTCTACGACGAAGGTCATGAATGTACTCATTATGCCATCCATCTTTGAACTGCGGATATTTCTGTGAAAACTGTTCAGCTTTTTTCAGATATTGCTGAAGTTCTTTTATTGACTTAGAAGCGTAGTGGGCTTCACGGTCGAAGTGTCTTGTATTGTAACCCATGATACGCTCCTTAATTAAAATGGCGGAAGTGGTAGGATTCGAACCCACGGAGCCAATGAAGACTCGACTGCTTTCTAGGCAGCTGCCTTAGACCACTCAGCCACACTTCCATAAACTTGGTGCACGTTGATGGATTCGAACCACCGACCTCAATCTTGTAAGGATTGCCTTCTAACCACTGAATTAAACGTGCATATATTGGAGGAAGATAACGGAATCGAACTGTTACCGCTCTCGCAGTAGGATGGTTTTCAAGACCATTTGCGCACCATGCACCCTATCTTCCTTTGTTCTTTGCTTTGTACGTTGGTAACTGTGTATCACAATTACTACAAACAAATCTTAAATTCACTAAACGATTATCGTTGTTAATTCCGTTGATGTGATCAAGAATCAGTGGCATAGGATTGCCGTTCCATTCTGGACCAATACCGCAACAAGCACAACGATACTCAATCAAATTCTCTTCGAGTATTCTGGCTTTAAGAGAGTGTCTTGTATAACTAGAATTTTCTACCATAACCTCTTCAAGAGGATATCGATCTTTCCAGTACTGGATTCTTCCAGTTTTCTTACCTTTGTTCCAAGCCACGTGTCCTTTTTTGGCACCAGCTAATGGACTTCTAACTTTCTTAACCGCGTTTGGGTTTTGTTTACACACATTTTCGTGCGCCTTTAAAGAACCAGCATTGTTTATCTGTTTACCGCAAAATTGACAATTCATAGTAGTACCTCCTACTATTATTTAGTCAAAAGCATCTTTTACACGAACTGTAGTAATAAACCAACTCTACCACGCTTCCATAAACTTGGTACCGATGAGTGGGATTGAACCACTGACCAATGCCTTATCAAGACACTGCTCTTCCACTGAGCTACATCGGCAAAAATTTGGTGGATCAAAGCGGAATCGAACCGCTACCAACACTGCGGCGCACTGGTAATGCCGAACTATTTTGACCCATATTGAAACACACTGGCTTCGTCCTCTCCTGATCGTGCTAGGCAGCGAACTGAGATTGTCCGGCTCGCGCAATGCGCTTCAATATGGCTAGTCTGCCCTCTTTTCACTCGGCTACTATGCTTAACCAGGATTTGCACCTTTCGAGAACGGATATTCTGAGTACCCATTTTTAGAACTGACTATCTACCATATTGAAACACACTAATACACATGTTAGCTCATTTGTGCTTGCGGTGCGCTAGCTGTGCACCGAACAGTCGCCACTCTGTCTTTCCTTTAATGCGCTTCAATATGGCACCCCCTGATGGATTCGAACCACCGCATGTCGGAATCAAAATCCGATGCCTTACCAACTTGGCTAAGAGGGTACAAAAAGTCCCGAATTTTTAAAGAATGGGAGAGAATATTATCTCATGTTGACTGTTTCGTCAACCCCTAAAAACAAAAAACCCCTGGAGTATCTCAGGGGTTTTGGTGAGTATATAGATACTTTTATCTACTCGCCACCCCATTACTATTATTAATCTCATATCCAACCTGTGAGAGTGAACCTGTCCAGCTACTTAATAGTGGTCGACTCTGCTCTAACATGGATATTGCTCTTAATTTCATAGTAGAAAGAATTATGCCTTAAAAATGATTATTAGTCAAGCGTTTTCTGAAAAGTTCTACATAAAGTAGGGATGCTCAACATCTATTTATAAACAATTATACCTTAAAAATGATTATTAGTCAAGTTATTTTTCAAGATTTTCAACTTCCACACCACATTTTTTCAAAAACTGCACACCAAGGTCGTCACGGTATGCTTCTCTGTAATACACTTTGGAGATACCAGCACCATAAATCATCTTAGCGCACTGTATACAAGGAGCGTGAGTGCAGAAAAGACTGGAACCATCTGCTCGTTCACCATCCCTAGCCAACTTGAGTATTGAATTTGCTTCTGCGTGTATAACTTCATCTTTTGTTTTTGTATAAACTGTGTCATCTTCTCCATGAATCGTTTCCTCACATTCGTTTGTCCATCCAGCAGGCATGCCATTATATCCGATCGAGATGATACGATTGTCTTTCACAACAACAGCACCAACCTGCAATCGTTTTGCAGTGGACAACTGCGCGAATCTCTCGGCAGTGTCCATAAATGCGTCAACCCACTTCTGTTTCATAACTATAGCCTAATTAGGTATTATTGTCAACAGGTTTCTTCGTTTCTTTCTTTTCTGGTGCGGGGATGATTCCTGCGTCGCTCACGAGTTTATGTGTAATTTTTGGGTACAGTTTGGTCAACTGTTGATCTTTAACTGCAATCAAAACTTTCGCTTCTTCTGGATGAATACCTTCCAACAATCCAATAAACAATGCTTCTCTGCGGATAGGTTTCACTTCTGGTTTACAGAAAACATTATAGAATCTTTTACACTCAACATAAAGATTAGTGTCTGTCATCCCCATTGGTTGATCCGCAGGTTTAAATGGCGGCTCACCCTCTGGCAATTGAAACTTATAAGATGGTAGAAATGCATGCGCGAAAATGACCTTTAAAAGAAATTCATCTTTATATTTGGTAATTGACTTGGGATCATCATTGATGCTCTTGAGCATTTCAGTTAAATATTGTTTCATTAAAACCCTCTAATTTTTAGAAATCTTCTAGTTCATCAAGAAGTAAACGACATTTGTTTGCTATGAGATAATTCATAACAGACATTTTATCGGCTTTCGGCTTATTACTTAGGTGTGCATTGATGATAGATTGTTTAACTTCTTTGGGGATGTTGTCGAACGCAACCAATACTGCGTTACGGTGCCAATTCCGTTTTTCTTCATCAGTGCGACACGCTGCTACACCCTTTTCTATAAATTCTGCAAGTCGTTTTGCGCTCACTGGCTTCTGCCTATCTCCAGAAACAAAAACATCATCTTTAGATAGAATGTTAGGAATACCGTCGCCAGCATCACCTTTAACGATGTGTTCTACCGTAAAGTCAATTATTTCTTGCTTTGATGCTTGAATAAATTTCTTCTGCATCGGCGACCATTGACGCACATTACCTGAAGAAAATGGCTCCAGCTGCAGTTGCTTGAAATCTTTGTCAGAAGAAAGAATAAGAACCTTCTGCGGTTCCTCAACCAACCCCTCTACAATCAGATCATTAGTCTGTGCCCACTCAGTCATGACTGCAATAACGTCGTCTGCCTCTGCGCGGTCGACGTGAATAACTCGCCATGGAAAATGTTCAGCAATATCTTGCCTCATTTCATTGAGCGTGTCAAAAATCAGACGCCAATCAAGGTCACTTGCTTCGCGATTCTTCTTACGAGACGCTTTGTAATGTTCAAACACTTCTCTGCGCCAATAGTTACGACCGTCGCAACAGATGATCAGTTCACCATATTCTTTACCATACTTTTTCTTGTGCGACTTGAGTGTAGATAGAGTCACGTGACGAATCAGATTCTTCACTTCTGATTCGTCACCCTTGAGTTCTCGCTGAAAGGTGAGAATGGCAGCAAGTGCTACCTGAGAGTAGTCTACGAGTATAATTTTAATTCTCCCTAATCAATGTGCAACCAATAATAATGTTTCTGGCACTTCAACTTCTTCCCCCATTTTACTTTTTACGTAGCAGCGCATAGCTGCGATAAGGGGCGTGGAACCATAAGCCCATGCTTCTTTAGAAGCTGGTACGGTTTTGAAGTCTGAAGTGACGTACCCATCTTTTCGTTTTGCTCTCCATGCGTACCAGTACCCATCCCGTTTCTCTATTACATTTATCTCTCGCTCGATGATTATCCCACCTTGCGCCCAGTCGGTTGTGAACATCAGGTCGCACAATTGCACGAAGCCATGAGTCTTATGCGGCGGCAGCATCTTTTCAGTCTCGGGGCAATAGTCGGTGTACCCTTCACACGTAGCAACTGCCCAAACGAGAGCAACGTCTGTCAGTTCGTTGACATTAATTCGCCGCATCATTAAAACGCTCCAAGAAGAATACAATCCTGATTTATCCTACCATTCGGTGTAGTAGGTTTAGTCGTCAATTTCTTAAATGCAGCAGTCAATGCTCTCTTACCCATTGACAATCCCTTGAAGAATTGCTCCGGTTTGCGTAGCGTCACTGAAATAGATTCCTTAATACTGAACCCGATAATCGTCGTACCTTTAACACTAAGCGTACTCATGTCTGCTCTGTATACCTGAACCTTACGGTACTTCGTATTATATACCCACAACTCACTCGCAGTGAGAATGTCTTCTGGTTTACAAGATTTAAGATTGAGTTCGGCGAATTCTTTCATGTACTTCAGTTTGCCAACAACTTTGCTTGGTGGAGTAGCCTTGCGTTTGCGCGGTGCTCTAGTAGCCTTGGCAGTCTGCACCATCTGATGGCAATCGGCAACAATTTCTCCAACAAATTTATGGAATGCCTTTAGCTCTCGCTTGCTGAAATTTGAATATCCCTCAACAAGCTGATCATCTTCTCCGTTGACCACAGCATCAAGTTCGTTGTAGAGTTTAACGAATTTGTCTCCGATTCGCTTTGCAATCGGTGCTGCCACTGAGTTCGCTAGAAGATAATTCTTGGCAGAAAAAGTCGTCTTGCCGTTGTTGGATACAAAATCATCAATAGCTCCCTCAATCTCGCCAGCGAGTTCTCTCGCCTTTTCTTCCATTCGTTCTTGAATGGAAATGACGTTAGAAGTGGGCGATTCTGCTGGTTTCTTTTCTTTGATGATCTTATATTTTTTGACAAGTTTCGCGACAGTGTCACTAATAAAATTGATGTGTTTCTCAGTCAAATACTGTTCGCGTGTTTTCAACCGACAGATAATCGCCAACTGTCGAATTTCTGCATCGGTGGCTTTATTGATAGCCAACACTTCATGTTTTTTGTTGAATTTTGCAAAATACTCTAACGCATACTTGCGAAGGATTTTCTCGTTAGCATGTTCACTATACCACGATAGCGCGGAATTAAGACTGGTGTTGTAATTTTCCAGGGTCACTGATGGTTCATTAGCCAACAATTCCTTGCGTGATTGCAAAATTACATGACCTTTAACTCGACTTTTTGATGTGCTCATAGGTGTAAAACCTCCATTAATAATATGTATTATACATCAAATCGCATTTAAAGGCAAGTGTTTTTTGCGACACTCTACATGTAGGTTTATTTCGTGACTGTATCGTAAATCTCCACGAATTCTTCGTGGTCTGCAATTTCTTGCGTTAGATTTTGCTTATGATAAGTCTTAGCAATTTTACTAATGATTTTTTTGGGGATAGAATGTTTTTGGGATTGGTCTTTCACAATTTCACGAATCAGATCACGTTCGGCTTCTGTTCTCGTCATCGACGCGCTGATTTCACGAACAGCACCTTGCAGTTCTTTCTTTTGCTCTGGGGTCAAATTCATTATTTACCTTTCACGGAAACATTTGCGCGGAGAAAAGCGCCAAGCAGAATAACCGCAAACCATGTCTTGATGGTGTATGGGATTAGTATAGTTGGAAATAGGCTGTTCAGTGCCCAAATCGTTAGGAGTGGTCCGATAATGATCCCTCCGACGATAATCATAGACAAGATGATAATTTTATTGTACTCACTCATAGTTCAATCCTAACTTGTTTCAACGAGTCCCAGCGGAAAGATCTCCACTCTTGTTTTTCTGTGTCGAATACTCGAAACGCATCTTCGCTGAGGGATCGAGCAGTAGAGCCACTTTCCGTCTGTTTTGGTTGTTTGTCATTCGGAATTCTGTTCTCTGAAAGAGTGCAGAATAGTTCTCGTTCTGTACCATCTTTCTTGGTAAACACAACGCACAGATTTTTTGTAGCATCATCGTGCAAAACTCCCTTGAGCCATGTTTTAAATTCAGGTGTTTGGTTCGCTTGTATTGTCTTCATTATCAAATCTTACTTTCAAATCATTAATCAAAGGCGTAAAAAATTGTTTAAATTCCTGTTTAGTGAAAAATGTAGTGCATCTACTATTAATATTTCTCTTGCCGCGTTTATCATCAAGGTATTTAATAATTGTAAATTCAACAACATCATAACAATGATCCTTGATTTTAAATGCAGTTAAACCACCGTCATGTCCAAATTCATATGTGCTGGCCATAAGATTCCTTTTTGTGTTTCGGATTACGAATGTATTTAATCTTACTCTCAACTATACGCATTCGATATTTGGGAGTTCGAAGATCTTTTGCAACAAGATTTCTAGGTTTTGAATCCTTATTATACATGATTCACTTTCGTTGGTCAAATTTCTTTAATACGTCTTTTGCATCTTTTAAATCTTCTAGTTCTACGATTTCATCCATCGTCGCCAGAATTACCAATTCTTGCAATGTGTCTGCAAGTTTCTGGTCTTCCTCATCCAGTAAATTATACCAATCAGAATACTCTTCATCAGTTTGCAATGTCCACATATGATCTAGCATTTCCGCTTGATATGGCGTGAGGTTGTCTATCTGAATCATATAAAACCCTCAAGAATTAAATGTATCAAATGGAGAAAAATCTTCTAGTTGTTGAGAATAACTCATAGCTTCATGTTGTCTCAACAACTCATTATCTTCCATAAGTTCTTCAAAAAGATTATCCGTTTGCGTATCGCGTTCGAAAGCAGCAAGGTTTGCGAGTTCAGCATTCACTTCTTGAATGGTGAGTAGACCAATATTCTGATTCATAAAATTCCTTCTCAACTTTATACGTCTATTATACATTAAATTAAAATAAAAGGCAACATATTTCTGCAAAAGAAAAAAACCCCTGTATACAGGGGTTTTGCAAAAACGATGCTGGTTTATGCGTTACCAGACACTCTGTAAAATGAAAAATAGAACTGCACCATGAACCACATCCAGAAGTCGAAAAAATTTGCCATTTAAAACCCTTATTTGGTTGCAGTTTTAAT